CGGTCAGTCGGAAATTCTGAACGAATACACCCAGTACTACAAGCTGCCGGACGGCCGAAGCTCGGCCGATCTGACAAAGGAAGAGTTGGAACAGCTCAACCTGAATATTGACGTCATCAATTAATCAGGGCTATGAGTACCTTTACACGGAATCCGGTTTCTGGAACTGGTGGCAGCATGCCTGGACTGACTTCGTGAAGCTCTTCCAGAACACGAATTTCGGCGGTAACGGCAGCTCTTCCGGCTCCGGCGTCACCGAGGATAAGGAAACCAATATCAGCAGCGGAGAATATTCCTCCGGCGAAAGCGTGACCGTCGTAGAAGCGGTGAGCGATTCCGGGAAAGGCCTCTGGTCTATCCTTAAAGGCATTTTCGGCGTCGTTGGCAATGTCTTTTCTGAATCCGGCTCCATCGGGGACGCCTTTGAAGTAACTTTTGATGATTCGGGCGGCGAGGATTCCGCATTTTATATCTTTGACGTTCCGCTGGAACGTATGTCACCGACCGGATAACGATAGGAGGGAAGTATGGAAACCGCTACGATCGCAACTGAGCTTGCCAAATTCTCTGAATGGGTGGTCAGCGTCTATCAGCTCCTGCCGCCCGCCGTTTCCGCTGCGTTCTTTTTCTTCTTCGCGTTCGCGGTATTCTTCGGCCTTTTGAAAATGCTGCATTAGGGGGTGCTGCTATGGTCATGTCATTTTTGACTTACCTGAATTACTGCCTTGCTTGGCTTCCGGCGCCGTGGCTCCTGCTGGTCAAGGTCGTGTTCATCTTCTTCCTGATCTGGTCGCTCGTCCGGCTGATCTCTCATATTCTCGACGCGATTCCTTTCCTGTAAGGAGGTCCCCGATATGTCTGATGCTCTCGCTCTTACTCGCTGCCTGATCGCGAATGTTTGGAATCTGCTTCTTGGGATTCAGGTCCCCGGTATCGGAATCAGCTTCGCTGCGCTGTTTATCGCGCTGTTTCTCGTCTCCGCTGCGATCTTTCTTTTCAAATCCGTTCTTGGCGGTTCCAATTCCGGCAGCGGTATCTTTCAGTCTAAAGATAAGGATGGTGACTAAATGAAAAAGCTCTGCCTGATCTTCTGCGTTATGCTCCTGCTTACGTCTCAGGCGCTCGCATACGAGGTAACGGATACCTACGTTTCCGATGGCGTATTCTATTACGTCGTGCATTGCGACGATGGGTCTTATCAGGATATGACGCAGGAGGAATACGACGCCTACGCCGCCCAGCGGAAGGCCGCGCAGGAAGCACAGCAGGAAGTGCAGGAGCCGCAGGAAGGACAGGTCATCACGGCTGCCGGTGATATCATCGACTACGCCGATTATGACGCCTACTATGAAGAGAATCCCGAAGCGCTTTTGCAGGATTCTTCTGCCGGCACTGTTGTCCGCTCCTATGCCGCTGACACTGATAATCTGGAAGAGGGAAGTATGAAATATGTGGTACGGTCTATTTTCGGCAGCTATACTCCTGTCACTGAGTCTGTTACTACTTATCTTGCCGATGGTTCTGCCGTTACTTCCACACAGGTGGTTGCAGGTGTGGCTGGTGTTGATTGGCCTTTTATTTGCGGCGTCGCTCTTTTTGCTATTCTCCTTTATTCGTTCTTACGTCTCTTAGGGGTGATTCTCCATGTCTGAAATGAAGGAATTTTCTCTTTGGCTGCTGTCCGCGCTGTCGGACTTTCTTGCCAAACCTCCCGTTTTTTATCTCTTTGGTCTGATCTGCTTTATCTTCATCGTTAAGGCAGTTCTGATAATCATCAAACCCCGTGTTTGAAATCTACGAAAGGAAGGTACACGATTCAGTCTGCTGCTGCTTCTATCACGATCGCTACGATCATTGCTAACGTGACGTCCGTATTCACCGCCGCTATGGGTTGGGCTGCTGACGTTGGCGAGGCTATTGCGGGTAATCCTCTCCTGCTCCTGTTCTGCATTATCCCGCTCGTGGGTCTCGGTGTGGGCCTGTTCCGCCGTCTGCTCGGTATCCGCTGATACCAACAGGGGAGAGCCGCGCGTGACTTTAGTCCGCGCGGCTCTTCCTCTATCATGTGAGGTGCAATATGAAATATCTGATGCGAAATGTTCTCTTTGCGCTTGCTCGTTTCTTCGGCTTTCTCCGGCATTTGTGTCTTGCCGCTGCCTATCTCGTCAAATGAGGTGATTGAACATGTGGTCATTTCTTTTTAAGCTCGCCCTCGGTACGGTCATTGCCGCGCTGATCTTCGACCGGGCTACACGCAAGTACTGCAATCCCTATAAGCTCTTTCTGATCTTTGGTAAAAAGGGCTCTGGCAAGTCAACTTACTTGACAAAGCTTTCCGTGAAATATTTAAAAAAAGGCTGGAATGTCTATTCCAATATGCCCGATCTTACCGTCCCCGGCACGCGCTATATCAACATTGATGACCTCGGAGATTTTGTTCCGGAGGCAAATTCACTGCTGCTGGTCGATGAGGTCGGCATGATTTGGGATAACCGTAATTTCAAAGCATTCAAACCGTCTGTCCGTGACTTCTTCAAGCTTCAGCGTCACTATAAGGTCGTTGTGTATCTGGCGTCACAGTCGTTTGACGTTGACAAAAAGATTCGTGATCTCACGGATGGTATGTACCTTCAGCAGAATGTGGCTCGCTGCTGGACGGTTGGCCGTAAGATCAGACGTCAGGTTACACTTACCGAGCCGGTCGGCGATATGGAATCCAAAATCGTTGAATCTCTCAAATGGTGTCCTATCTGGGATTGGACCTTCACCTTTATTCCGCATTGGGCAAAGATGTTCGATTCCCGTGTCATTCCCGAAATGCCGTATCTTGAGTATGACGAGGTAAAAGCTGCTGATCCTGAGGAGGTTTAGAAATGGTCGAAATTATTGCGCGGCATCCCATTACGCATGAAAGGTCTGTTGAGTTTTTCCCCGATGTCGTAGACGCTTGGGCCGCTGTAGAATATTATGACATTTACGGTTACGATGTTTGTATCCGCATTAAACCTGCAAAAGAAGAGGGGAGTACCGATAACCAGCCGAAAAGATGAGCACTTGCTTCGTCTTGTCATGCGATAGCATCGGGACCGCGCCCCCGTCCTCGCAAGGGCGAAGCGCTTGCCCTTCACCAACAAAAAAGAACCGCTGCCGATGATAGCTCGGCGGCGGTTTTTGCTTTAGGCCTTCGTAAATAGCCTTGGGAAGCCCGTAGGCGCACGTAGTGCGTCAGACGGTTCCGGGTACGGCGATAGCCGTAGAAGCTCACACAGCGCACCGCAGGCCGTCGCGTAGCGGTTGCGGGAGATTTCCGCGAGGAACAGAAAGATTTTTCTTGACAAGTTCGCTTTGGGTGTGGTATATACTGATTATCACGAGGCTGACAAAAGAAGCAGGAAAAAAATTGAACAAGAATATCAATTTTGTTCAGTTCGTCCTTAACAATGGGGAAGCGATAGCTTCCTAATTATTTTGGATATAGAATTGAACAAAATAA